TAAATATTCTAATTGTATTGGATTGTCCTTCATAATTGTTTTGCTTTTGTTATTTCTAAATATGTTACTTCTTTTTCTATTTTTTCTCTATTGTTAAAATATGTTGTTGCTGGATTTTTATTGTTTATTTCCCAAATTGGCTTAATCAAATGTAGATTAAAACTATAAATTCCTTTTGGTGTTGAATTAATATATATTGGTATATCTAAATGCTTTTCACATTCTTGTATCATAGCATCATATTTAACTTTTTCTAATAACAAAGTTTTATAATGCACTTGCCTACATTTTAATTCAATCCTATGTGAAGTTGATGGACTGTAACAATCCCATCTACTCATTTGATTTTTAGCTTTAACTAAATCTGGATAAATATTTTCCACTAAATAGTTAAATAAATCAATTTCTTTCCATTTATTCATTTACTTCATAGGTATCGTAAACTTTTCGTAAATCACTTAAAATAGTTCTCCAGCAACTTGCACAATTTGAACTATCTAACTTTTCATTAAATACATTAAAATAAATTTCTTTAATTGTGTGTTGCTGTTTAGGTGTTAATTGATTTGTTCTATTATCATACAATACTTTTAAAAACAAATATTCATCTTCTTTTAAGCAATTAACATTTCTACGATATGAAATTAAATTGTTTAGTTTTGCTTTACGTTCTTCACATCCACAATCAATTCCTGTTGCTTTGCTAAATAGTTCAACTACTGCTTTAATTCCAGTTGCTTCTGTGATTTGTTCAATAGTATCACCTAATCCTGTTGCTTTCTTTTTTCTTCCCATTAGTATATATTGTTATAGTCGTTATTAATATAATCTTGATAATCTTTCATAAACTTTGTGTTCAATACTTCTTTGTAGTTTTTAATTGAATGAAATATTGATATTAAACTAATATTTGTTTCTTTTGCAATATCACGCATACTCATATCTGTATCACGATACAATTTAAACAGTTTCTTATCATACCAATGCCAGTTTTCAATTTCTTCATCAATCATTAAGCAAATATCATTATATGCTTTATGTTCATTTATGTTACTTTCATCTGATAAATTAAACAAAGTATCTATTCCTATTTTATCAATCTTATTACGTTTGTTTAAATACTGAAAACATAAACTTTTAATTGTAAAAAAAACATAACCTTTTCTAACATTACCTTTTGCATCAATTATTTTTTCAGCATCAGCATATTTAAATAAAGCAATATAAACTTCTTGAACAATATCTTCTGCATAATCATCTACTTTATAAAGGTTAGCAATTTTAACCCATTCTTTATGATGTTGGGCAACCTGTTCTAACCATTTATTTGTAGACAATTCCATTAATACATTTTTATTGTTACTATACCAGTTTTTGGTATTGGTGCTTCTTTTATCTTAATCTTTAAATCCACTTCTGTTAGTTCTGTATCTAATTTTAATATTGAATTAAAAGCATTTTGGATTTCTGTCCAATTTGCTTCATTATCCATTTCATTCAATTCATACAAATATTGTAACTTATTTTTCAAATCTTTAAAATAACTTATTAACATTGAATTATCTGAATTTAATACAAGCATTCTTGATGCAGATGTTTGTAATTCTTCTATATGATGTTTCATTATATCTTTCATATTAAAATATATCTTTTAATGGGTCATAAAATGCACCTTCTACTTGTGGCAATCCAAAGTTATTTACTTTAAAATTAAAATCTTCAAATGGTGCATTTCTACTTCTTTTACAACTTACTTTAACTAATCCTTTATTAACTGTGTTTAATTCTAAACTAATTTGTGTTTCTGTTTTCTTTTCTAAGAATGAACCTAAATGCCCTGTTGGTTTATCAGTTCCAAAATTAGAGTGTATTACAGTTACTATATGGCAATCTAATTCTTTAGTCCATTTCATTAGCTTTTGAACTACATTATTACTTTCTTCAATATTGTTTACATCACTACATAAATCAGCAATACCATCAATAATAACTAAACCAATATCTTTGCTATCTAATCTATCATATAAGTAATGCTCTATTATTTCTATTCTGTCATTAAAGCTGTATTGTCTTAATGCTAATGTATGGTATTTATCTATGTTTTTTAATCCAGCCATTTCTAATGGTCTTTTAAATACCATTTGAGCGTGAAAATTACCTTGTTCAGTATCAAAATGAATTAAGTGTTTATCATTTCTATTTGCTTTTAAATCACCACAAAATTGTGGTAAATCTTCTGCTAAATATATTGCTGATAATAATGATACAAAAAATGTTTTCTTTGATTTAGGTGGTGCTTGTACAAAACTAAAATTACCATAAGTTCCTATTGGTACTGGAAATATAATTTCACCATCTTTACTTTCATAACTTTTAACTCCAAATGATATTGCTGGTTTAGGATATTCTACTTTTTCTAATGGATTTATTACAGCTTCATCAACTATAAATTCCATCATTAAACGTTTTTCTTGTTTTTGTTCTTTTGTCATAATGTTAAAAAAAGGGTAGCTTTTACACTACCCAATTAAATTAAAATGGTAAATCAGATGCTATTTCAGCAGCAGTTGCTTTCTCTTTTTTAGGAGCAGTTTTGATATTACCATCAGTCCAAACTACATTACCATTTCCTAAATACAATTTAGCTTTCTTTGCTTCACGTTCTTCTTGTGTTTGACTATCAGTTAAAGAAACATTTTGTCCGTACTGATTAGCTTCATCATTTACACCAATAGTAAAGTTGTAATAAACTGCACCATCTTTACCTGATACAAATTTTTCTTTTGGTAATTTGTCTACTCTTAAACTTACATTAATAATTGCACTCATATTTTTTTTATTTAAAATTTGCTTACCTTTTTTTCCTGTTGTCAGCTATTCAGTTTTACAAATATATTACTTTACCTTTAACAATTCGTCTTTAACTGCTTTTGCTAATTTATATTTATTTTCAATAGTTGCAATATTACCACCATTTTTTAAATATTCAATAGCTTTGTTAAATTCTGGTGTGTTTTTATTTAACCATTTTAATTCTTCATTTGCCTTTACTTCTTTATCGTGTTTATTAGTTGCATCAGCATCTTGTGTATCATCAATCAAAAGTAAGTTACCTAATGCATATTTTTTAGCATAAGAAGAAGCAGAACCAAATTGTTGTGGAACTTGCATACCTTTTTGCAATAAATCAACACCAACTAACGCAGTAGCTTTTATTTCATTAACACCATTATTATCTAAAATACTTGCAGTTGATTTCATAATTGGTAAATCACAACCTACATTAATTAATTCTTCTGTAATTATAAAACTAACTTCATATTTTTCATTAAATGGTTTTAATGCTTCTAATATATCTTCAGCACTTCTAAAATTGTATTTACCAAAACTATTAAATTTTGATTTGTTTGCTTTAAATTCTTTTTGAATTAAAGATAGTTTTTGATTTAAGTTTAAGTCTTTCATTATTTTGTTTTTAAATTGTAAAGTTCTTTTTTAATAATTGTTTTGTACTCTTTTGGGCAATCATCATCTGCTAATTCAAAGCAATAAGTTTCTAATGTACTTAATAAATTTTCTAATTCGCAAATCTTACTTTGCATTGTTTCAATTCTAAATCTGTTGTAATCTAATAAATCTTTCATTGTTATTTGTTTTTTAATTATTGTACAAATATAAATCAAAATATATTACAAAAATAAACTTTAACTTTTCTTTAACATTTATACAAAAAAAAGAGTGGCTATAAAACCACTCCTTCTTAACAAAAACAATTTAGAACATTATGAAAACTTAAGCAATATATTTACTTTCTGTTTATAGTAATCAATCATATCAATTAATTCTACATCAGCAAATTTAACTATTTCTTTTGATTTAATATATAATTCTTCAGATAATTTATTACCAAGATATAAACTATATTTATATTGTTCACCTTGTTTAAAAACGTTACAACCCATACATTGAACTTGGCAATTATCTTCATTCCATCTTGTGCTGTAATTTGCTCTACTCATAAAATGCCCATTTTGTAATTTTTTCCAATGGTCTTTTTTACCACAAGTTACACATTCAGCTATTTCATTTTTTGCATATCTTAACCTGATAAATTGACTAAAAACAATATCTAATTCTTTTATTAGATTTTTTCTTAAAGGTTTTTTAGAAACTTTAGCCATATAATATATAATTTATTTTATTCAAAGATATATAATATAATATATATATAACTTATTTAGTTCAAAGATATATAATATATTAATTAAATAATTTAAATATATAATTTTTATATTTATAAATAATATATAATAATATAATTAATAATAATATATATATATATATAATAAAACTTTCTTTTTTTTCTATTTTCTTTTCTACAAATACTTTTCTTTTAGAAATAACTTGCTTATTATGCTTTATTTGTTGTTTTAAAGCGTTTTTAGACACTTTCTTTTGATTTGTATGTAAACTATTATCTTTTATTTTTTTGTGTCTTATTTTGACGTTTTTATAAGTTTTACCATTTACAACTATTTCTTTTGTATTGTCTATTGGTTCAATTATAATTTCATCTTCACAAATATCAATTTTAGAATTGTTGTTTATTTCTGTATTTTCATTTGTTTTTATTTCTGTTTTTACATCAACAACTGAAACACTATCTTTTTTTTCTTCTAAATTTGTTTTGTTTACTTTACGTGAACCACAAGATATAAATACTAAACTAACTAAAATAAATATTAATTTTTTCATTTTTTTATTTTTAATCTTTTACTTGAAAATGCATCCAATCATAATTTTTTTCCTTTCCTAAACTTTCAAAACCGTGTTTGTAAAATATATCAATCATTGATTTATATTCTGGTCTTGCAAATCTTGCTGTTTTAGAAGTTTCTGTTAATAAATTTCTACTTGGATTTAAATCAATAGCACAACCCCAACTATGTACACTTAATTTAGTTCCACCACGCATTAAACGATAGTTAAAACAACCACCATAATCATCAATTTTTAATTTGCTAATTTGTTCTTGACCATAAAAATCTAATATATCATTAAATATTGCAAGTAGTTTATCAGCAATTAATTTATGACAACTTATTTTAGTTACTTTTTTTCCATCATAATACATAGGGTAAGGTAAAG